GGCACTGCTGCATCACCCGATACGGAGCTTCGTTTCCTCAGCTCCGCAAAACACCTATTCGACCTGAGCGGAGCTCGTCAAGTCGAATAGGGGCACCCACCTAAGTTGCACTCGCAACTTAGGCCGCGTGTCGTATCCCGCCTCCCACTGAACCAGGGGGGGTGGATCTTCAGTGAAATACTGGAGTAGACACGCGTCGCCTTGGTGGCGCTTCCTCTTCGCCGTGCTGATAAGCACAGGTATTAGGAATTCGTCACGCTGCAGACGAGCGTTCCACCTACTTTTGTAGGGTAGTGTGGATTCACTCATGTTGCGGGTGACGAGCCCCAAGGCCCCTGAATCGAACGGTAGAAGTGGCGGACGCCACTTCTTAACTGTTGACCTCAGGTGCCCGGCGATGTTTACATAAAACTTCTTATAGAAGTTGTTGCAAACATCTAGGGTCCTGACGTATGATTCAGGGTCGCTCGAGTATGGAGCCTTCCAATAGACAGGTGTCACGTCGACACCGTCAAAGGAGTCAAGCCCACAAGACTCACGGAACCTTCCGGTCCAATAAGACTTGGAAGCATTGACTTTGAAGTCTAAGACTCCAAGGCACCATATAACGAGCTCCCGGCTGTCTGCGGGGACGATTAAATCATCACCGTAGACTGCTACTTCCCCTGCAAGAGAGAGGATACTCTCCTTGGTGAGTGGAAGTCGTCTCTGCGTAAGGACAGAGGCAACAACCACAGTCAAGAAGAGCAGCGACTCAACAGGGAAAGTACAGGCGTTACCCATGGTTGAGAACTTTCTCAACCGTACTTCACTTGGAAGTCCAGGATGGACATCTTGGTAAAGTACTCGGGTACGAGTCGCTTGGAGTGCCAAGAGCAGTTGGGCACTGCTCCTGAACATGCACCCCACAGCCAAGCATGAGATCAGGTCGCTAGCAGACGATAAATCTATCGTCGCTAGAGACCCATCGATCGACCCACGACGCGCAAGTACGCGATTACGAGTTTGATCCTCAAAGAGGATAAACTTGTTAATCCACGTATGTGCAACTCGTGCGTAAAAGTAGTGTCGAACATTTTGTTGACACCACTGATGCGCAGTAGGCTCAGCAGCAATAAGCCGCGGCCTATCTGGGTCTTTCGGGACGGGCACAAGCTTCGACATGGGGTCACCCCCAGCTTGCACTCGAGAACACATGCTTGCCCATGCTCCGTAGTTATGGTATCCATAATCGGAGATTGGGAACTCACGTTCCAGACGATCAGGCCACACGGTCCAATTATATTTGGATGTGTACCGCTTTGCGTCTGAGACGGCGCCTGGGCCATGTCTGAATCTCCACTCATCTGGATCATACGATCCCAAAGTGGAGCACAACACGCCAGACACGAAGTCAAGTGTGTTGAGGAGCCTCTGATGCGTACCACTGTCGAATGGTATAGCATCAACTGGGTCAGTATCTCCGGTAAATAAGCTACGGAAACACGCGTTTCCATAGCTATAACGCGGAGTGCTTGCAAAAGTTTGTAAACACTCAACGTCTTTAACGGAGACATAATCGTCCTCCCAAAAACCCGAAGGTTTTGGAAGAGAACGATCCACCTGCATAAAAGCACGCACTTCTGCGTACTTTTTAACAAGTGGACAATCCAACTCAGTTTTCTTCGCAAGGTAGTAAACCTGACGAAGGAAGAGAATTGCCTGGACATCAGGCGCTCCTTTCAGTTGGCCGCGTTCGTCAAACACGAGTAGGTAGAGTCCCCTAAGAAACTTAGGGATCACTACCCTAGTAGACACCCTCTTGGAGAGGGGAAGTCCACTAGGCAGGTACTCACCGTTAGCTAAACACCGGTCAAGGTGTTTTCCTAACGCGGGGAGGTCTTTCAGAAATACTGATAACCCCCTCGATTCGACGAACTTATGGAGACTTTCTTGGTCTTTGACCAGTTCTGCCTCCATCGCCGGGTACGCGTATTTTACGTCTTCGAAAAGACAGTGAAATACGCGTAACAACTCTGCGGCATAGCTCTTAGACATAGAGGTCTCCTCAAATGTCACTATGCTATGCCAGGTGGCACACACCAGGGTCGTAGGTCGTTAATCTACGACTCCCATCCGTAGAGAGCATCAACGCGCACAGCATTGGCGAGTAAATTCGCCATCGTGCGCACTCCCTCATTGTCCGTGTCATCGGGATGATTCTCGAAGACAACGTAACATTTGCGGAAGTACTCGGGATCCGTTTCCGTTTCCCGAACTCTCTCCGTGATCTCCACATTGTGGCGATCAAGACCCGCCTTCGTCCTAGAATGGCGGATCAGGCAACGGGTGTCGCGAGTAGCTGATTTCTTCAGATACTCAGCCGAATACCCGTCCTGGTTGATCTTGTTTAACTCTCGGTCTCCCGAGGGATAAACAAGGGTCAAGGTGTCACCCAACATAAGCAGAGTCTCCTGTGGTCACAACGATCCGAGGATCATAAGTGACCCCAGGATCAACAGTTGCTCAGGGTCCAAAACCCCGAGCGCGGCGAGAGGTGGGAAGAGCAGCAAGGTGATATCGAGAGGTACCCGATACTTCCTTACTTGGACCTCCGAGTAATCACCCGAAAGCCCAACCCAGTCATCATGAACTATATTTTCGTATGTCGTCTTAGACGTCATAGTCATCATATAGTTCATGTGGTCCGGGGACACTGGAAACTCACGGTTATTGGCCCTTAACCATTGGCCAAAATCCATGAACCAGTCGTGCAACCACGAAAATGGGATTAACTCCCATGCCGCGGTTATCGCACCGTGACTATTTGTCCCGAGACTAAGATTGAAGGCTTCGACATGTTCATTGAACGTGTCGGTGTCCCAATCCGTCCCGGGCCAAACATCCCCAAGCGACGGGGCCCAGCGAACTGTGCCCCAATGTTTGAGGGTGTACACGGTACGAATGTCAGCACGGATAGTGGTGTTAAACGAATGTACCAATTGATCCGGTACAAAGTTTTCAACACTATCTGCCTCGAACTCGACTCGGGCGCTGAGAGGACGGTCTCTGAGACGTTTCAGGTAGTGAGCCTTTGCATCGGCTAACTCCTTAAAACGAATCAGTTTCCGTAGGTCACCGACGGTTGGTGAAATACCAAACCGCCAGGAGATGTGCCCAGCAGCAGCTGCTTTAGCTGCTGCGGCAATCCGGCGTAAGCCGCGATTTTGCACAACTCCAGTAGCACCTTCCATGACATCAACCAAACCTTCAAAGGTCTGGAAGGTGTCACGGAGCTCCCCGATGTTTTGCACTAAACTAACCAACTCTCGCGAGGGGTTAGTTTTTGCAGCAAGAGTTTGCGCAATGCTGAAAAGATCAGGATTGAGCCAACTCGCCGGGAAATCGGTGCGAGGGCCGGGACGGTAATCGATCGGATAGGAATCGAACCTATCGTACACGATGCCGCCAATCCGGCGCTCCCCGTTCAGCCGGGGGTAGTGGACGATATTTCTTTGGACGGCAAACGGATTATCCGTGTACCACCCATTGATAAAATCGTCACATACCTCTGTTTCGCCAACGCCAACCACGCGCGTGTCGGAGAAATTCGAGTAGTCGTCGGAATATGTACCGGCGACTCCAACTCGGAGATCCCTCTCACGATGACGTGCCTGACGTTGAAGCATGCTGAAACTCCTCTCTATGTTTCGGAGCCACGAGCCCAACAGTATCCTTTCTTCGGGGTACTACTGAGCTCACCGAAACACGGAACCCACCTCGGAGCTGGCATTCTTGCCAAGACCTGGTACGACCAAGTCGGAGACTTTCCAACAAGGAAAGTCT